CCCTTTACGCAGACCTGCAAGGATCGCCGCTGGTTAGCGGCTTCCTGGTCGCCTTGCTTTCGCAGCTAAACGCCAATATTCAAGGTTCTCCTCTGATTACCGGGGCAACCCTGGCAGCGGCGCTGGCCCAGGTCACCGCCAACGTGCAAGGCAGCCCGCAAATCAAGGCCGCGCTGGCCGCAGCCTTGTCGCCTGAATCGGCATCGCTTCAAGGAGCTCCGGTCGCCTCCGGCTCCCTGGCGGCATTGTTAGTTCAGACCCTGGCGAATATTCAGGGAACGCCGGTCACCGGATTAAGCGTAAGCGGTGTTTTAGCCGCGGTCATGGCCCCCCTGGCCGCCGAATTCTCCGGAACCCCGGAGATCGCCGGTGCCCTATCCCCCGCCCTTGCCGCAATCAGCACCAATCTGGAAGGGTTGTCCCTGATTATCGGCCACTGGCTCGCCATGCTGGCGCAAATCAATGCGGGCGTGGAGGGGTTTCCCATTCAAACCCCGCGGCTCAGCTCCATTCTAAGGCTGCCCCCGGAGCCGCGCATTTTCTCCATTGGAAAAGAAAACCGCACCCTGGTGCTTCCGCCGCAGGACCGCACCTTGAAGGAGAATTAACCGATGGGCCTGTCAAAGACGTAGGAGCATTGTACGAATAATGCCTGATCTGTCCGTTATTCTCGCTTTTTGTAACGAGTATCCGCAGCTGATTTTCACAGTCCGCTCGATTGTGGAGGAGCTGCGCGATAGAGTAGACGTCGAAGTAATAGCCGTCGATAATTACTGCCCTGAAGTGGAGAAGCAGGGTTACAAGAAGGATAAAGGAGGCGGTGCACTCAAGGCAGCGATGGAGGGGAATCCATGGCTCACAGTCTTAGAGTACGATACCAGGCTTTCGCACTGGCAGGCCAAGAATTTAGGGGTCAAGCACGCAACAGCCCCGTTCCTGTGGTTTCCAGACGCCCACGTGATGCCCAGCCGGGACAGCCTGGTGGAGATGTTCCTGTTCTACCGGGCCAACTGCGAGCGCCTGAACGGCACGATGCATCTGCCGCTGACTTATCAGATCCTTGAATGGAGGAGGCTGATCTACGGTCTGATAGCTGAGCCGAAGCACGCAAAGTATTTCTATGAGTTTGCCCCGATGCCGTCTCGGGATGAAGTTTTCGAAGTGCCGGTGATGAGCACCTGTGGCTGCCTGATGACCCGAGAGATTTTTGACCGTCTTGGAGGCTGGCCAGAAGAGATAGGTATCTACGGTGGAGGCGAGCCGTTCTTCAATTTCTGCATGGCGGTGATGGGGCTGAAGAAGTGGATTTGGCCACACGGCGCCTTGTTTCATCATGGAGATAACCGCGGGTACCATTGGAATCATGACGGATGGTGTCGGGACGAAGTGATAGCTACGTACATGTATGGAGGCCAGGAGTTGGCCGAGAAGAAGCTCCAGTTCATGGAGATGGGCGACGGCAGCCGAATTCAGCTCTGGAGTAGCATCCGGGGTAAGGAGTCGATTCTCCGGCACAGGGAGCTGATAGCAGCCCAGCAGCAACAAACCATTGAGGAGTGGGCGTTGCAAGCGCTTGCAAAAGGAGGAGCACATGGGTGATATGTCGCCGAATTTCAATCGTTCAGAGTTCGCCTGCCATGATGGCTGCGGACTGAATTCCATTGATCCCCGCACCGTCCAAGCTCTCCAGAAGGCCAGAGACAAGCTTGGGGAACCAATTATGATCACCAGCGGATGCCGCTGTGTGAGGCATAACGCCGCGGTGGGTGGTGCGCAGGATAGTCAGCACCTGAAAAGAAATGGCTGCACCGCCTCTGATGTAACCACCAGAAAAATGAGTCCTGCCGAATTTGCTGATTGGGTTGAGGAGAATATCCCTGAGTTTGCGAATGGCGGGATTGGCAGGTATCCTGGCTGGACGCATGTCGACCTTGGCCCGAGAAGACGGTGGGGAATTGCTAAGCTGGGGGGAGAGTGATGCCTGAGATGCAAAGACCGGAAATTGGAAGAGCTGTTTTGTCAAGTTTGCCAGGGCCTGCCACGAATGATAAGCGGGTCCTGCCCTACCAGCTGATGATCACGGCGCTGTTGTTGCTTCCAGCTTGGGCGCTGCTGTTTGTTCATTCTGAGAATTCAACTTTGGTGGTGTTGGCGACTAATGTGATTATGCTTGTAGGCGGTTTCTGGCTCGGTGCTTCTTATGGAACTCAGCGTAAGGAAGGTGTAGCCAGCGATAAATCGAGTACAAAGTGATCCTTTGGGATTGCTAAAAAAAGAGGAAGGAGTGCGAGTATGAATGCGAGGAAGATGTTGGTAGTCGTGGTGATGGTGTGTTTGCTTGCCGTTGTAGGCTGCGCTGCGATACAGAACTGGCTGTGCAGTAATAGGACGACCCTGGAGAACGATATCACTGTTGCTCAGGCAGCCATCGCGGCTGTGCAGCAAGAATACGGTAGCAACATTCCTCCTGCAGGTCAGGCTATTATCGCTGCGGCAAATGCTGCCATTACCGCGGCAAATACGGCCTTAGCCAACGAGAATTGCCCCACCACGGCGCAAGTTCAGAATGTGACCAACCTTATGAGAACTATGAATGATGCCGTGGCGAAGATGCCCCAGGTCAAGTCCAGGATGAACGATATTCTGGCGAAGAAGTAAGGAGGCGATATGCCAAAAAAGATGGCGGCGTGGCTGGCCCTGCTCCTGATCATCGGCTGTGGTGGCGTTACTGTGAGTCAAGTCACGGATGCCACCTACACCGATGGAGTCAGGTACTGGGATTCCCAGCCCTATGTGACCTCCGCTGGGACGATCATCTGGTTGCCAGATCCCACCCGGGGGTATGTGGTTAAGCCGAAGTGGAGTCTGGTGTCAGCCACCACTTTGAATGTCTCTGTAATCAATGGCTGGCAGTTGTCCACTGTTGGAGCTACGCAGACCCCGCAGGTTTTGCCTGCCATCCAGGAGATAGCCAAAACTGTGGCCGGAAAGCTCATGGTGGGAAAACAGGGGGAGGCCCCGCCCCCGATCGAACTGTACCCCCTGTGGTGGGACGATTCTGCCCGGGCGTGGAGGGTTGGGCGATGAAAGCGCCGTCCTGCTGATTGGTTTAACGGGGAAATTACTGCAACCGAAGGAGGAAAGATGAATCCGACTCTTACCCCGCATGGACGAGGTTTGGGGTATACCGGCTCGTTTCCGGTTAGCATCCGCACTAAGAGTTTCGATCTGGTGCGCCCCAAGTTCACTCTTAAACAAGCCCCCAGGAGCAAATATCTGTGGTGTCCCCCGACGCGGGATCAGGGTAATCTGGGTGCTTGCATCAGTTTTGCCTGGACCTATCACATGACTGCCAACCAAATGCAGCAGTTTAGGCGACTTGGTCCAGGGGGCACACCGCAAGCTCCGCTGATCTTCTCGCCTCTGGAGATCTACTACGATTACCGCAACAAGATCGAGCATGATGTCTGGGACGACACTGGCGCCGGCCTGATGGCTGTAGGCACCTTGATCACCCAGGACGGCGTGTGCCTGGAATCCCTCTGGCCTTACGACATTGCCGAGTTTGCCGTTGCCCCGCCTGCGGCGGCCATGGCAGAGGCCCAAGCCAACAAGCTGGCGTCCGTCCACCCGCTCAATACCCTGGAGGACATGATTCTTTGCATGGCCTCAAATTACGGCTTCGTGGTGGGGGTCAGCGTCTATCAATCGTTTGAGGACGCCTGGGAAAAAGACGGCAATATCCCTCTGCCAGGCACCAACGATAAGCTCTTGGGTGGCCATGGCCTGAACATCGGTATGGGCTATGACATGGACTACCCGACCCCATGGGGAAAAGGCGTGTTCTACGGCCAAAACTCCTGGGGCTTCTCGGGTGGGCTACCCATGAAGAAGGGGTTCTTCCGTATTCCCTTCCAGTACCTCGAGGACCCGGATCTGGTGCTGGAGATTGGCACGGGACGGTAAATCGACGAGGCTCTCGTACCTGGGAGCCTCTGTTTAGAACGGAGGTGTAAGGTGAGTGATAAAAGAGGACGTTTTCTTGGAACGGGAGTTGGCGACCCTCCTCGCCAAGAATCGCCTTATCTTGAGCACGTTTCTCACGCAAAGGCCGGAATAAAGGCGTTTCCGGATAGGCTCTACGTAATTACGCCGATCTCCAACCCGCAGCGCTTCAGGTCCCGCTACGAATTGTACAGGCAGTTCGAGAAGCATGTGGAGGAGGCTGGCGCCGTTCTGTTCACTGTGGAGATGGCGTTCGGCGGCCGGGCGTTCGAAGTTACCCAGGCAGGTCACCAGCAGCATGTGCAGGTTCGTGGCTCGCATGTCATGTGGTACAAGGAGAATCTGATCAACATAGGCATCAGCCGACTGCCTGCTGACTGGCAGTACGTCGCCTGGATAGATGCAGACGTCAAGTTCGTGCGAGAGGACTGGGCTCAAGAAGCGCTCCAGCAGCTCCAGCACCACAAGATAGTTCAGCTGTGGTCGCAGATTCAAGATGTGTCCCCGGATTATGAGCAGCTGCGCTCTGCTTATCCGAATAGCTGGTGCTATAACTGGCTCAATGGCAAGAGCCCGATTGTCCTCCCGGGCCAGGACCGCTGCTATCCGTATCCGTATCCTGGAGGGAAAGGCTGGTATGGACCGCCCGGGCTTGGTTGGGCTGCTCGTAGAGAGGCCATTGACGCTCTGGGAGGCCTGGTGGATTGGGCTATAGTCGGATCTGGCGACGCTTACATGGCTGCCTGCCTGATTGGCGGAGTCCAGTATCAGCTGCGGAAAGATTATCACCCGGAGTTCAACCGCCAGTTCATGCTGTGGCAAGATCGAGCTGAGAAGCATATCCGGCGCAATATCGGGTATGTTCCCGGGCTGGCGATCCACTACTGGCATGGGAAGAAGTCCAATCGGGCCTACATTGACCGCAACGCCATAATGGTGAGGCACAAGTTCAACCCGTTGACGGACTTGAAGCGTGACTGGCAGGGCCTGTGGCAGCTCGTTGACCATGGAGATCTGCGCAGCATCCGGTTGCGGGATGAGCTGTCGAACTACTTCCGGACTCGAAACGAAGACAGTATTGACTTTTAGCCGCTAACCAAGAAAGGAGGGGTTTATGTTCAGAGCTACAGATGTCTATGGGAACGCGGTGGTGATTGACCCGCGGGCGGTGACATTCATCAAGGTGGACGTCCCGCAGACAATCTTCGGGCAGTCGGTTTGCCAGGTGTTAGTGGTAGTTGGTGCGGGTCCGCCAACTTGGCTGCTACTGGCCGCTGCTGATGCCGCTACGCTGAGTGCAGCGGTTCTGTAATCATGGCAGAGCCGTGGCTGGGAAGAAAAATTCTTGACAAAAATTAAAACCTACACTATATTATATCCATAAACCAATAGTGTAGGAGGAGTGGAATGCTGAAGTATGAAGATCTGGTGATCCTGCACGACAAAGTCAATCTTGACGCTCCCAAGCCAGGCCTCGACAAACAGGCGCTGAAGCTGTCCGATGAGACATTTCAGCGCCTGATTTCTGCCAACATGATCAATGCTGGTGGCTTGCTGACGGAGCATGGTCGCAAGACCGTGGTGCAGCTTCGCGCTACCGTGGGGAAACTCCGCCAGGGAGTGCCGTTCGTGATGCGGGTGAAGACTAATGCTGCAGCTGCCGAGCGGCCGACGTCCTCTTCGATTGGCTGGTTCACCGCGGAGATCAAGAAGAAGCAGTATATCACGAATGGAGCGCTGTTCCTGCTTGGCAAGCCGTCGAAGGAGATGGAGGCGGCTCCAGCGAACGCGGAACAGCGGCAGGGGATTGCGAATGCCATCAATTCTGGGACGGCGGGGAAGAAGACGGACTACGCCCAGTTATCACCGAAGGTCTACCAGGTGGCTGGCCTTGGCGGGATGGAGCTGGCCTGGCTGTTTTCGGAGGACGACAGCATAGCAATGGCCATTCAGGCGATGTTCTTCGACTTGATCAAGGAGCGGTATCCGACCGCGACGTTCTGGGCCCATAGCAAGAAGGCGGCGGCAAAAGAGACGCTGGTGCCGATTCAGGCCCGGGTGACGAATAGAGGTCTGAAGAATAACGTAGTGGCGTTGGTCATGCCAGTAGAGGTAGAGTGGCCGGCGCCGAAGACGGAGGAACCGAGTGGCGAACTGTCGAGTTGAAGAGTGCCCGCTGTACGGCAAGCGTGAAGTGCCGTATCAGGGCAGGCGAGACGCCCCGGTGGTGCTGGTTGGTGAGTCACCGGGGAATAAGGAGTGCATGAAGGGCGTGCCGTTCTACGAAGAGGCGGACGCTGGTAAGATGCTGCGCAGCCTGGCAGACCTGGCCGGGCTCGATTTCGACCTGGTGTTCTTGATGAATTCCGCTCGGTGCATGATTGTCAAGGACGACATGTCCGAGAAGCAGATTGGCCAGGTGCTGGCCTGTTGCCGACGACATGTAGTAGCTGGGTTGCAGGCTATGAAGCCGCGGGCGATCATAGTGGCCGGCAACATTGCGCTACAGCAAGTCCTCAAGCGGTCTGGCATCAAGAAAGCCCGTGGCGAGTGGGTCTGGAGCGAGGAGTTCAACTGCTGGGTGATGCCGACGTTTCATCCGGCGTATATCTGCCGAACTCAGGCGCTGGGGAAGCTGGTAGTTGGGGATTTGAAGCAGGTGGTACAGTTTCTGGAGAACGGCAACCAGCCGGAACTGCTGGAAGCCGATCTGAAGTATATTGATGTCCAAAGCATCCGGCCGCTGCTGGTCAAGGCTGAAAAAGAGGAGATCTCGGTTGGTTTGGATTCGGAGTCTCAAGGCATTGACTGGATGGACCCGAATTTCCTGTGCATTTCGTATTCGATCAGCTTCCGGCATGGCACCGGGGTTCAGGTGATCTTGTTTGAAGAATGCAGCCAGGAGGAGTCGGAGTTCACGATTCAGTGGCTGCGGGCGCCAGAAGGCAAGAAGAAGAAGGTGCTGACGGATGTTTACGTGCGGAGAGTCCCGAATTTCGACGATAAGCTGGACGAGCTGGAGTCGCTGTTAAGCGATCCGAAGATCAAGAAGTACAAGATGCATGGCAACCATGACGTGCATTCGTTCAACAAGCTGTTCATGCGCTTCCGAGGTTACAAGCCGTTGATCAGGCGTTACGTCATGGATATCCAGGCCGCGGCGAACTTGATAGACGAGAATGTCTACAAGATGCCGGATCTGACGCTAATCCAGAAGACGTTCACCGATTTCAAGGGTGACTACAAGCGGGAATTCAAGGAGTCGTACGACAAGGAAGACATGCTGGGGACGCTGACGAAGCATCCGGACGAGTATCGTTTTTATGCGATTGCAGATTCCGATGTTACCCGCCGCGCCGGAGTGGAGACGATGCGTCCGTGGTTCTTGGAGCATCCTCGCCAGGCGAATTATCTGGCTAAGATGGTGATGCCGTCGTTGCAAACGCTTGCAGTCATGGAGGAGAATGGAGCACTGATAGACCGGGAGAAGCTGCCGGAGGTGACGGAGCAAGTTGCGGATTTGATGGCGGAGGCCCAGGCGGCAGCGTTCAGACATGCGCCCCGGGAGGTGCTGCGAGCCCACGAGAATGCAGGGCTGAAGCTGACCAGAGACCGATTGGTGGCTGATATCCTGTTCGACGATGACGGCTTTGGGCTGGAAGTATTGAAGCGCACGAAAGGAAAAGACCCGTGTATTGATAAAGAAGTGCGGATGTTGTTGCTCGATAGACCGCTTCGCAAGGCTGTAAGAGAGTTCATCGAGCAGTACAATTTGTATAGTGAGTATCAAACGATGCATAGCCGTTACTTGAAGGGTTTTGAAAGGCATATCAAGTGTGATGGCAGAGTCCACACGCATTACAGCCTCTGCACTGCAGTAACTGGCCGCACTACGTCGTCTGATCCGAATATGCAGAACAACCCGAAGCGATCCAGGTCGGCAGACCTGATCCGTCAGCTGATCATCGCGCCCCCGGGGTATAATCTGCTGGCCGTAGACGAAAGCCAGGCGGAGTTAAGATGGGCGGCTGACCGATCTGGAGATCCTGAGATGATCAGGATTTTCAGGGATGGGAAGCTCGATATCCACACGGAGACTGCCAGAAGCCTGGTAAGGGAGATGGGGCTGAAATGGGAGAAGCTCACGGGCGAAGATCATTCGATGTATCGCCGTAATGCGAAGGCGATCAATTTTGGGCTGTTGTTTCTGATGAGTCTTCCCGGGTTCATCCGGTATGCAAAAAAGGAGTATGGAATAGACCTGAACCAGAAGCAGGGACAAATGTGGATAGACTTGTTCTTTGGTAAGTACCGAAGGTTACCGACGTATCACAGAAAAATGATTGACTTGGTCCGACGCCAAGGGTACGTTGAGCACTGTTTAGGGCGCATTCGCCGACTGCCGGAGATTCATTCGAAGGATGTTGGGCTTAGGCTGGAAGCGGAACGCATGGCTGTGAATCAGCCGATCCAGGGCCCGAGTTCAGATACTGTCCTGCTGGCAGGGAACGAGGTCATGAGAGAAGACTTCAGCCCGGAGGAGCTGCGCCCGTGCCTGTTTATTCATGACGAATTGATCTACGAAGTAAAAGAAGAGTACACCGAGCAGTACGCCAGGATGATCAAGGACCACATGGAGCATCCGCCGTTGCAGAGAGACTTTGGAGTGGAGCTGAGTGTGCCTTTGGTGGCGGACGTCAAGGTAGGGAAGAACCTGGCGGAAATGCATGAGCTGACGCTGAACTGAGGAGGTAGTCATGGCCAAGCAGAGAGGGCTGCAGACGATAGATCCTGCAACTGCAGGAAGGGCACTCCAGTTGCTGGTTACGGAGCGTGGAGCTGATTTGCGACGTGGCCTCCGGGAAGTTCTTGTCACGAAAAATGCCACGCTGGCTGACGTTGGTGCCAACTTCGGCATGACCCTCGGTTTGGGCACTGGAAAGGAGATCTACCGCCGTTCTCTGGAGGATATCGAAGATCCGTTCGTCGGTATGTATGACATGTACCGATTGAAGGAGCCACCGTACTCGTTCGAGAACCTGTACATGATCGCGGAGGAGTCGGATGTCCTGGGAGCCTGCGTGGAGGCCATGCAGAAGAACGTGGATGGCTTCGGCTATCAGCTGCAGTTCCTCGGGGACGATATCAGTCAGAAGGACTCGGCGGTGGCGAAGCAGCAGTTCGTGAAAGCGTCAAATTTTTTTGACAGAGTCAACGAAATGGAATCGCTGGGAACCGTCCGGCAGATGATGAGGCAGGATCTGGAGTTCCTGGGCAATGGCGCTCTCGAAGTAGTGCGGGACTTGAACGGCAAAGTTGTGATGATGTATTACCTGCCGATGAAGTACCTGAGGATGTCCATGTCCTGGGGCACGCCGGTATCCAGGCCGTACACGATCATGCGGAATGGCAAGCCGACGACGCTGCAGGTGAAGCGCTTTTACCGCAAGTTTGCCCAGGTGAGGATGGACGGCCGGCGTTTAAGATGGTTTAAGGAGTGGGGAGATCCACGCAAGATGGACACCACGACGGGGCTGTACGAGTCTTCCAGCAGCCCGGTGAGGTGGCCCGCCTCCGAAGTCCTGCATTTCAAGCTCCCGTTCGCCGGGATGGCGTATGGACTGCCGCGTTGGATTGGGGCGATCCTGGCAGTCATGGGACGGCGCCTGGCCGATTTCGTGAATTATGACTTGTTTGAGAACCAGGGGATTCCACCGCTGGCGGTCATGGTGTCAGGTGGGGTTTTGACCGATGAGTCGGTGAAAACTCTGAAGGAGATGGTCCAGGGGATGCGTGGGGTGACGAACTGGAACCGCATCATGCTTCTGGAAGCCCTGGTGGAAAACATGGGCCTGGAGGACCGCGGAACGGCCAAGCTGGAGCTGAAGGAGCTGTCGTCATACCGAAAAGAAGACCAGATGTTCACGAAGTACATGACGGAAACCGAGAAGATGGCCCGCCACCGCTTCCGCCTGCCTCCGCTCTACGTAGGTGCCGCTGAGACGTTCACGCACGCGACTGCCATGGCTGCCCAGACCGTTGCGGAGGAGCAGGTGTTCGTCCCGGAGCGCAACCTGTTCGATGAACGAATCAACACGACCGTCATGGCGGATATGGGCATCGACCTGTGGTCTTTCAAGACGAATGGGCCGAGGATGGTGGGTGCGGCCGATCTTACGAATGCCATCAAGACGTTTACGGATGCCGGCGCCTTCAGCGTGAACCACATGATCGACCGGGCAAATGAGGCCTTTGGGCTGGAGATGAGCCATTACAGCCAGCCGTGGGCGGATTATCCGGTGCCCTATGTTCTGGCGCTGATCAACCAGAAGATGATGCAGCCCTCCGATATCATTGAGGGCATGCAGCCCCTGGCGCCGCCTCCCGTGCCACAGCCCACGCAGGCCTTGATCCCCGGGCTGGCGGCAGCAAAGCCCGCGACGAAGCCTGTGGGTGCGTCCAGTGAGTCCGGCACTGGTGGAGCTGTCAGCGGCCAGCAGCTTCAAAAAGCAGAAGAGAAGATCATGGGTAGCGACCTGTTCACCAAGGACGAGAAGGACCTGTACCGGCTCCTGGTGACTGTCCAGAAGGCCGTAGAGCAGGGGCACCTGACCGACGCAGATTTTCACGTGCATTAGGGGAAGCGGTTGTCATACCTGAATGAGCAGGTGCCTGAAAAGGCGCAGATAGGCCAGTTAGACTCGTTCGATCTGGCCTTTCTGATCTTGACCAGCAGGCTGAAGTACCAGCCGAAGCCCCTGATTTTAAAGGTGCTGAAGTTTTCGAAACACACGCGGCTGTTTGGGCCCGAGTCGTACGTTCTCGCCGGTGTCATCGAGAAGGCCTGGGAGAAGGCCGGCAAGCCCTGGATGGATCATGTAATAGAGGGCTTCGACGTTGAGACGCTTAGCGTGAATGCGCCGCACGTCAAGGCCGCGCTGGCGAAGATGTACGGTGTTGGCCATCAGGTCTGGTTTGAGATTAGGCCGCAGGTGAATCAGCTGATCAGCCAGACGCAAGACAGAGCTGATGTTCATTTTGCGAAGCAGCTGAAGGGGTTACGTGGTAAGCAGGCGCTCACGTTCAGTCAGGCTGATTGGGATCAGTTCGTGGGTGCAGCGCTGGGGGATCACCTGCGAGCCTTCACGGAGGCGATGCCCGAACGCACGATCCAGCCGGAAGTGGAGCGCCTGGTAAAGATAGTTCAGGCGAGCGAAGTCCACCGCTTGATAGATAAGGCTGGCTTGACAGATCGGTTGCAAGCGCTTGCAAACGTACCGCAGGAGTGGCTCCAGCAGACCAGCGACGTCATGTTGGGCCGGGTGTGGTCGTTTATAGGCTTGCAACGAATGCAGCAGGCTGGGGTCACCGAGTATATGGTGAAGGCCCAGTGGGATAAAGTCACCTGCGAGGTCTGCGCCAGGTTGGATGGTAAGACGTTCCAGGTGCAGCAGGCGTTTGATAACGCGGAAGGTCTGCTGAATACTGATGTGAATGATCTGGATGCTCTTGCTTCAGCGATTCCGTTCCCGAGGGTGCCCGAGATAGACAATAAGGCGCCGGAGGAAGTACGAGAGGCGGGGTATTGCCCGCCGTTTCATGGCCGCTGCCGATGTGATGTGGTGATGAGTGCAGCTCCTGCACAAGCAGTTACGGAGCTGGGTGAGCCGCCATCGCAGTCACCTATGATAGAGAGGGCGCTTGCCAATGATCAGCTACGCCAGCAGTATCGCCAGTACGAGCAGGAGTATCTTGCTTATTTGAAAACCGCTGAAGCCAGCGATATAGATGCCAGGTATAGGAAAGACATTGGGCCGATGTCGTTGCAGTCCCTGGTAGACTGGCAAAAAGATCCCATGAAGGAATGGGGAGCTTTGGCACTGAAGCAGAAAGCTTTGGAGGTGGAGCCCGGGCTGGTTGGTGATTTGATTTCAACAGCACTCGATCCAGGAGACGAGAAGATTATTGCGGAAAAGGTGGCAATGATATCAGACGAGCAGTATCTGCGGATGCGTGCCTTCAACCAGGCCTATTTGATTTTTGAAGGAGTGGACGAGCAGACGCTGTACCGTGGTACTGGAGGAAGAGCTGGAGCCAAGATAGCAGACTGGCTGTTCAATAATCCGGATGAGGTTGAAGTAACTATTAATGATCCAAGTCTGGCTGGATATACTGCAAAGCAGAGGACGGCCCGGAATTTTGGGGTAAAGGAGGGGGGTGTAACTGCCCAGTTGGAGATTCCCCGTGAGCAGGTAGTTCTTGCTCCGAGGTTTTTCAGCAAGATAACAGAAGTTTACGAATATGAGCAGGAGTGGATAGTTACTGGAGGGGAGCGTTCTATTCCAGTTGGGTTTGTTGAATTGCCAGAGGAGCCGTAATGCAGAAGCATGTGTTTGATTTAACGAAGACTCAAGCCGATGCTTGTTGGCTGCAAGCTGGCCGACTGAGGCAGAAGGCGGCTGATGGAGATGCAGAAGCTGCGAAGGAACTTGAGCGAATGGAGAGCACGAAACTGGTCAAGGTGAAAATTAAGCCGTAAGGAGGGTACGATGCCCGCATTTCCGCCGCACAAGACACCGACTGTGGATGTTGCCTGGGATGCCGGAGCTGTCCGGAAAGACGTCAAAAGTGGGATGGGGCGGGGGTATTATGCCAAGATCTTCGCCTGGTACGATCCCGAGGGAGAACAGGGAAATAAGAGCGAGTACAAGTTCCCGCACCACGAGGTGCACGCGAACGGAGACCCGGGAGCCGCAAATCTGGAAGGTTGCAGTGCGGCGATTGGTGCGTTGAATGGAGCCAGGGGCGGCAGCAGCATTCCGGACGGCGATCGTTCTGGGGTGTTCAACCACGTGGCGGCGCATCTTCGGGATGCCGGCAAGGAAGTTCCGACCCTGAAAGAGTCTGTCGAACCGCAGTATCCATGGGATTTGGAGACGGACCCGGAGTCCGTGGAGGCGAATCCCGAGTCCCAGCTCCAGAATCCGCGGCTGCAGGAGATCACCGAGATCAAGACGCCTGGCCTCATCTGTGAGTCGTTCCTGGGCTCGGTCAAGTCCGCCACGCCTCAGAAGGTGCTTGCCGGCCAGTATCCGGAGCTTGACCCGGTGGTGATCGATCCGTACGGAAGAACCCAGAAGGCAGGCAAGAAGCCCGTGGGAGAAAACCTGCCTGAAGATTTGGCGGGAATTCCGGCGTCCGGTTCTGTGGGGTACAGAAGGACCGGAGGGTTAGGAAAGTAGGGAAGTTCCGAAAGGTAGGGAAGTTCTGGAAGGGAGGGCCTATGAGCGATGGAGAACCATGGCTTCCGACAGGCGTTTGGGCCGCACCTGATCATCGATGGTTATGGCTGCCGCCCGGAGCTGCTGTCTGATGCTGAATTGGTGAGGCGTTTTCTGGACGAGACGCCCGCTGCTATTGGGATGACGAAAATCTCGCCGCCTGTTGTGATGAAGACGGACGAAGGTGTATCGGGGTTCGTCATAATTGCCGAAAGCCACATCAGTCTGCACACCTGGGTTCAGAAAAAAGAAATTAGAATAGATTTGTTTTCCTGCAAAGTTTTCAACCAGCGGCTGGTGGTGAATCTGTCGTGTGCTGCGTTCGATTTCAGCCTGGCGAATGTGAAGCTGCTCGAACGAGGTTTAGAGTTCCCAAGAAACAAGGCCGCAGTTGCAGCGTTTTTGCTCGATGAAAGAGATGGCGAAAAAAATCGAGCCTGATGCGCTTTTTTCGGGCTTGATGGGCTCCCGCTTGTAACTCCGTTTGAGTCCTCCGAAGGGCCAGAAAGCGCACTGCCCCCACTTTTCCTTATTTTTGGGCCTATGCCTGAACTTTTTGGGCCTATGCGCATCATCTGCTCCACCAGTGCAAGCGCTTGCAGCCGAAACCCGGAAACCCACACCAATTCTACTCTGAAAGAGCTTCCATGATCCCCGCTATCAAATGAACCATAGGCAACATTAATAATTATATTCACCCCTCGTAGGGCATTCGAAGCGTTTAGTACGAGAGGTCTCAGCAGAAGTATCGATAGTGCTTTTGAAGCGATTTTGGCACGGCGGTTGCGATAGCAACTCGTTGGATTTTTTGCAGTAGTGAAATTTTTTTCTTGACAAAAATTTTTTCCTATACTAAAATTTATCATCTAAACATGAACATGGAAGGGGGTGACCAGGTGGCGAATGAATTTGAGTACAGTGGCGGCGTTACCAAGCCTTCCACGCACACAGTAGAGAAATTTCTGCTGTTTTTCGTTGTGGATGGCAGGGAAGTCCCGATGTATCAGCTCGAAAGGGACACCCTGGTGATGAAGGCAACGACGGGTGGCAACAAGTATTTGACCGGACTGACCGTAGGGAAGTTGTTCTGTGGTTTCCAGGGGTTTGGCGTCCCCAGGAGATTCCACAGTTTTTATTTCCGTTTTGTGGATGGTTCGGCCGAGAAGGTCACGATCCGACCGTTTACGGTGGCGGATAAGGGGCCGTCGCATTCGGAGATGTTTTTCAGTGGCAAGATTCGGTTCCTGAACAGAACGCAGGTGCTTGGCCTGCTGCAGGAAGGCCAGGAGTCGAGGCATTTTGTGGAGCGTCAGGCCGCATTGCCTCTGGATGTCCTGCACAAGATGATCCAGGTGGAGCGGACGGAAGTAAAGGATGTGCGCCACGTCAGGATAGGAGCTGGCAGGAAGAAGGGCAACCTGTCGGGGCTGCCCATGGCGGAGGAGGAATGAGCCTCAGGCATTACAGAAGTTGCGCGGTCACCAGATGGGTGATGGCGGCGGAAATTGGCGTTCCCAAGCCTGCGTGTACCTGCAAGGAGATTCGCAGGAAAGTGGAACAGAAAATGTTAGGCAGACGAAGAGGAAGGAGGTGAGAAGATGAGTTTTTGGTTGAAGCTTGGATTGACGATCACGGATCTGACGGTGTTCCAGCAGCAGTGCGCCCGTCACCAAGTGCAGTATACGCCGAACGAGGATGCCAATTTCAAGATGCAAGGGCATCCGGTGGTGGCGGTGCTGCGGGATCTGTCGGCTACCGGGTATTCCCGGGAGGCGTACCTGGTCAGGATGCAGGGTGGCCTGAAGCTGTTGTGGGACAACGATGCCAACTACAGCTCGTTGTCCCGGAGGATCGGCGCCAATGGTGGCGTGCTCACCCGGGATTACACGACGCAGGTCATTCGGAATACGGCCCAGGCGGCAGGCGGGTTCATCATGGGGCAGGAAGAGTGCCCTGACGGATCGGTGCTTCTGAAGGTAGGAGTAGCCTAAAAGGAGGAGAAGGTGGCAAACGGCGAATCGAAGGTGATCACGTATCACGTGAGCAAGGACGGCCAGTCCGTAGAAGTAGACGGCAAGGGGTTCCACGGCAGCGAATGCTTGGATGTGGCCAAGACGACGCTGGCAGCCATCGGAGAAGTGGTGGAGGAGAAGCACAAACCCAGCTTTTTTGAAACGGCTCCTGTGCATACGAGGATGTAATGCCACGTCGGTCTTCTCAAGATTGTCGTGAAGTTCACGGTCGGGCGGGGACAAAGGAATATCGGGCATGGCAGCATGCAAAGCAGCGGTGTTACTCTCCGTCCGACCAGAACTTCCACCAGTATGGCGGACGAGGAATCAAGATGGACGTTCGTTGGCAAGTGTCGTTCTCGACATTCTTTGCTGATATGGGCCCGTGCCCATCGGGACATACGCTGGAGCGAATTGACAATGATGGAGACTATGCTCCCGGGAATTGTTGCTGGGCGTCCAGACTTGATCAGGCTCGTAATCGTAGGAGCCAGGTGATGCTGATGGTGGGAGGAGAGGAAATCTCGCAAAGTGAACTGGCACGACGGCTTGGCAAGACTGATGGCACGATCTTCTACCATGTGCAGAAAGGTTTGTCTGGAGATCAAATAGTAGCTCGTTTTGTCCACGCACAAACGTAAGGGGGCGGCCGCCTCTCTGCAGTTTGGGGAGGCGGCTTTTCTATGGGAGGAAAAGATGGCAATAGAAGTTAAAGCCTGGAGGGTGCCTGTGGGTTTTGGGGCCGCTCCGCTTACCGCAGTATCGATTATGGTGACGAAGAATGGAGTTATTTGTGCTCTGCCGCTGATGCTGCAGCAGGATGTGGCCGAGGAACTGTTTGGTAAGGAAGTATGTGACCGGCTTCCGGAAGTTCCGCACATGATGCAGCTGCAGGCAGGGGCACCGGTGAAGCTGACCATGGAAATTTTATGATCGAAGTGGCCGTCCACGAGTTTGCGATCATCGGAGCAGTTGTGGTAGGTTTCGTGGCTGGCTTAATAGTGTCGTCAGCAGTTAAGCATAGATATCTGGAGGCCTTGCAGGAGCGTGCCAAAGCACAGGAGGAGTATATTAAAGCTCTGGAGCAGGCGCTGAAGAGGCACCGCGATGGCAGCCTGGAGCGGACTTTACAAGCGATGGTCGGTGTAGAAAAGACTGGGAAGCTGCATGGTTAGAGTAAGGTTTCCGAGGATCAGTATTCCGACACGAAGTAAAGGAGGGTGGCGAATGAAGGAGATCGTGGCGAAGGTGTATCCTGGTGGTGAGGCGGTCATGCTGTATTCGGATGACAGCCCACTGAGTACGCTTCCAGGGAGGCGGCAAATGGTGCGGGCCAGCAATGTGGTCTGGAATGAAGAGCGCCAGCGGTGGAAGATCGTCATGCCTGACGGTACGATCCTTGGAGATCCACAAGGGTATGTTATCCGGGGAGAGG